CGGTGATTGCGACGGAGGACTGCTCGGGCCGCACCGCCTTGAAGTCGATCAGCTGCTCCCGTTCGTTCCACCAGATATAGAAGGTTCCGTCCCGCACCAGCTCGCCGAGCAGCTTGTTGACGGCCGTGGGTTTGTGGACCGTGCGCGAGAAGGCATAGCCGTTGAGATAGGTGGACGCCTCGGTCTGCCAGGCGTCGAAGTCCACGAACTCGGCCGGAACCGGCGTGTGGCCCGTCAACAGGTCATGTGCGATCAGGTAGCCGTCCATAAGCTCGTAGCGGCCGGTTCGCTGGGCGCTGGCATCATCGGAATGCGAGGCAGCCTTCGTGCCGAGGGCGGCGCGTGTGACGCCCGACAGCGTCCAGACGCCCTCGGCACCGGAATAGCCGGTATAGCCGATGATCTCGGACCCGATGCACAGATAGCGGGTCTCGGTATTGCCGAACCGATCTGAAAGGTCGGCCTCGCGCGCGGCCTCGATCACGATACCGGTCGCGTCAGCCGCAATGTCACCGGACAGGCGCATCTCGGTCTCGCGCGGAAATTGGGCGCGGGATTGGTCGGTGAGCCGGAGCGGGTCCACCCCCTTGAGCGTGACCCTCCCGTTGCTGTCCGGGCCGTCGACGCTGTCGAGCACGTAAAGCCGCCGCTCCATATCGGCCAGGGCATCGCCCGCGAACCCCTCGTAAACCCGCAGGAACATGTTGGCGTAGAACGGGTTGCGGGCGCACCACTTGGCCCAGAACGATCCGGACCGGGCTCCGCGTGCGGCCCGATACCAGTCGCCGACATAGTCGTCGAAGGGCGCATCGGTGAGAGAGACGGTCACGCCGCCGGTGACGCCCAGCGGCTTTTCGCCGTCGCGGATCGAGCCCACGTTGATCTTGCTCGACCGGACCGAGACCGAGCGCAGCATCGGAAACGGGTTGGTCGCGACATGCTCGCCCGTCCGTTCGTAAAGCGGCACCAGCGCCTGCGTCGGCTTGACGAAACGCCAGGCAATCGAGCCGTCGCCGCGGTAATGTTCGCGGTCGAGGCAGGTGCCCCAGCAATTGTAGCAGCGCGGACCATCGGCCAGCGTCGCCCTGCAAGGCGCGACCCCGAACCGCTCGGCGCAACGCGGCTGCCAGAGCTCGACGATCTGGATCGGTTCACGCGGCGGCATCGGCATGCCCCGTCGCCGTGAAACCGACGCTGACGAAATTCCGCACGCCCTGGCGTGCGGGCACGATTGGATCGTCAACCCAGGCATAGGCGCAGTCGGTCGGATAGCCCTCGGGTCTCGCCGCGATGAAAAACGGCTCGGTTCGCGCGGCCCTGGCGAACGGGTCGAAAGTCTGGCGATACCAGTCCTCGGGCAGGTTCTGCCACTCGAAGGCCCCGGAAAGCCCGGCGCGCTGGATGAACCGCCCCATCAGTTGGCCGCCTTCACTGATATAGCTGGTGAGAACGGCGGTGCGTCCAAGATCGGTCGGCCCCAGGCTCGTATACCCCATGCGGGGCATTCCGAGGGCCTTGCCAGTGTACACCACTCCGATCCGGGCCAGCTGGGATACCGAGACCCGGATTCCATCAGTCTCGACGGGATCGAAGAGATACAGGATCGCGCTGTCGTCAGATGGCAGCAGCCAGTCATCGGAGACCGCCCACCAGTTGGACACCGCAGGCGAGGACGCGGACCTGACATAAGGGGAGGGCCCCAGCCGCCATTCAGCCTGCCCCCCGAAGAGGCCGATGGCCTCCCCTGTGCCAGGGTAGGACAATTCGCTATTCGGCCCCAGGATCAGGAGCCTGATGCCCGCGAACCCGGTGACCTGCGCCTCTGCGCTCATGCTCACCCGGAACCAGCCAGTGTCTCCGACGGCAACCGAGCTTGTCGCCGCAGCCCCGGCAGCCGACGCAATCGCCCCGTCGCCGCCCACATTGACGGTCGCCTGATCGGGATACGCAGCTCCTTCCATCGACACGCGAAGCCTGCGGCCATTGGCATTCGGCTTCACGTAGATCGAGAAGGTGTACATCCTTCCCGCTACGGCCTGAAATTCGATGCCGGTCAGGTGCGCGCCGTCCGTCTCGTCTTCCACAAGCCAACGCGCGTCCATGGAGCCGTCCGGGGCGAGGGTCGGAACCAACTCTGCCCTCAGGAGTACCGGCCACAGCTGGATTTCCTGAGAATACAGAAGGAGGTTCCCATGGGCTTTCGGAGACTTGTACTCGATCCGCGCATGAGAGCCGGCCGTTCCGAGATCGTGCGCCGCGAGCCCGATGGCGTCGATCAGCCTGCTCTCCCCATACTCGATGCGCCATGAGGCGGGGACGGCCTCGGGCTTCCACCAGCTATTGGTCTCGACGGTGTCGGCCAGCCCGGCCTCGAAGCCCTCCGCCTCGCTGGTGGCGCCGACTGAGCCCGCGGCTTTGTTCCAAAGGATGCGGGCATGGGTCATCGGGTACGGGGACGCCGCCGCGTGCCCGAGCGTGTAGGTCACTGCCACTCTGGTGCTCCTTTCTGCGGAGGTCGCTTCGCGCCGTCAGCCTGCGGCGCCCTGCCAGTCGAGATTGAGCCGATAGCCGTCGCCGAAGGCCTCGTTCAGGGCCTTGACCAGCGCCTCGCCGCTCTGGCGGCCGATCACGTCGCCCTGCACGGTGACGTTGGCGGTTCGCTGGGGCGCGGGTGCCGCCGCTTGGGCCGCAGCCCCGGCCGACGAGGCCCTGCCCGCGCCCGCGGCCGATTTCGACCCGCTCTTGATTGCCGAGACAAAACTCATGCCGGTTGCAATCACCTTCGCCGCCGCAGCAATGTTTGCGGGGAACGGCAATTCCATTGCCTTGGCCGCGCCGACATAGGTGCTGATCAGTGCCTGTGCGGCCCCAAAGATCCTGGAAATCTTGACCATCTTGTCGCCGCCGGTGGCGAAAGCAGACGCCATGTCGCCGAGGAAGGCTTCGGTCATTTGTAGCCCGTTGCCGTACCGATAGGCGTCGATCTGGGCCATCCGGTCCTGGTGCTGTTGCCGTGTCTGCTCGATCAACGCATCATATTCCTGTTGATCAATAAGCTCCTGCTGGCGCGCTTGCAGAAGCGTCTCCCGTTGGCGGTCATAGCTCGCGATCTGCATTTCCTCTTGCGTCATCAGCGATTGCCGCAGGGCGTCCAGATCGGTCTGCACCTTGTTCGCGCCGCCGCCCCCGCCGGTTTGCGGCGGCAAGCCCCACTCGACGCCGCCTGTGCCGGGCGGGGCTGCGCGCGGTCTGCTGGTGCGGCTCACTCCGGGCTGAATCGGGTTGCCAGCCGCATCGGTATTGGCGGCACCCTCGGCTGCGGCCCGCGCCTTCGCCGCGTCCCAGAGAGCCGTGGCGAGGGTCTTCACCTCTCCGATGGCGCCTGACATCCAGCCCGCCTGGGGCGCGGACGCCGCAAGCTGGCGCATCGCGCCCTCTGCGCGGACAAGCTCTTTGAACACCTCGTCGGTCTCGAGCTTCGTGCCCTCCATCAGCGACAGGATGCGGGCCATGGCATCGGCCTGGCCATCGAAGGTCTTGGCCGCCGCCAGCTGGTCGAACGCGATCTTCAGCTGCTGCGCCGTGCCGAGCGTCAGGCCGAACTCCTCATTCAGCTTCTCGGTCGGCGAGAACTGGTATTCGGCGCGGGCGACCAGATCCGAGATGCGTTCCAACTGATCCGCGAAACCCTGCGCCGCCGCATCGGCATCGCGCACGGCATCGGCGATCGCGACCTGTTTCTGGCGCTCGATCAGCGTCAGGATCTCGGCATTGACCTCGCCATAGCGCTCCTTCAGGTCGACCAGCCCCTTCGCGGAATAGGTGCGCGTCACCGCGTCGAGTGCCGCAACGGAGCTTTCCAGATCGTCCAGCACCTCGGAAAACGCGCGGCCATCCTTCGCTGCGCTGGTGAACGCCATCGACAACAGAGGCAGGCCGACCGCCGACAGCGTGCCGACGACGGCGCCGACCGGTCCGAACATCGAGGCGATCTGCGAGCCCTGGGCGGCGAAGACCGACGAGGCCTTGGCGCCCATCTGCAGCTGCACCGCGATGTCCTGCACCTGATAGCCCATGTTCTGGACGCGATACCGGGTCTGATCGGACATGTTGCCCAGCACCCCGAGCGCGCCGCCGGCCGCCGAGGCCTGTTTCCCGCCCTCCAGGTAAGCCTTTTCCGCAAGGCCGAGGGTCCGGTTGTATTCGGCCTGGGAAATGACCCCGTGCTTCAGCGCCTTGTCGAGCTGGGCCAGCGCGCTTTCATAGCGCTTGCTGGACGCATAGAGCGGGTCGAGCGACTTGCGCAGCCGGTCGACGCTCTTTTCCTGTTGCGCGTAGGCGCGCTCGATAGCGCGGGCGGATTTCTCGGCGTCGTTCTTGAACTTGCCGACCAGCCCGACGGCCTCGGCGATGGAGGCCTTGAGCCCGCCCGCCTCGCCGCTGATGATCGCCTCGACGCTTGCGACTTTGGTCATGCCCGCCCGCCTCGCTTCACCCGCTCGATCTCTTCGGCGGTCCATTTCACGCGAGGGCCGCCCGCAGCGGCACGGCTCTCGCGGATCTTCGCATCGGCCTCGGCCCACCATTCGGCCGGGCTCATGGCCCAGAATTCGGAGGGCTGAACGCCCCAGTCGCGGGCCGCCTGATAGGCCTGCCTCTCAAAGGCGGCCCAGGTCACTCCCCCGCGGGGGCATCCTCTCCGGGCGCGCTTTCCTCAGTCTGCGGGATGCAGAGCAGGTTGATGTAATCGCGCGCGACCGCCGCCGCCGCGAAGAACCCGGCGTCGAAGACGATCTCCTGCATCGCTGCCAGATCGCGCGTGTCGCCCGCGGCCCGGGCGCCGATCAGCAGGATCGGGGCGATGTTATCGACCGTGAAGCGGAACTTCGGGTCGCGCTCGACACCCTGGCTTTCCAGCATCGCCGTCACCGCGATCTCGCGGGCGATCAGCAGCGGGTCCGCGATCTTCTGCCCGATCTCGCTGGCGGCCCTGAATGTCGCCGCCAGGTCGATCTCCTCTCCGGCCAGATGGGCCGTCATGCTGCGCTTCATCATCATGCCCCCGCCGGAGTGTAGACGGGGATGCCGCTCGACATCATCGTGGCGGAGAACTCGAAGGCGCCATCGGTGTTGCCGGTGATCTCCAGCTGGCTGAGGAACATGGTGATCTCGACCGTGCCGCCGGTGGGCAGGTTGATGGTGGCGGGCGGCGTGGTGTAGGGCGCGCCCGCGAGACAGGCGGCGATCAGCGTCTCGTCGCCGGTGATGCCCTCGACCGACCACTCGGCCGAGATCACGCCCGGTTCGGCCAGGAAGGTCTGGAACCCCTGATCGTCGTCCGAGGTGATGTCGATCCCCTCGCGCGAGAAGCTGGCGGTCTTGTTCTTCGTGCCCTTGATGATGGTGCCGTCCCACTCGATGGTGAGCTTACGGCCGGAAAAGCCTACGGTTGCCATGGGGCCTCACTCCTTGTGCATGATGATCCGGTAGCGCTGCACGCCGTGCCGGGTTTTGCCGTCGGGACCGACGGAAACGGTGGAAAACTCGCGCCGGCAGTCGAGCAGCTTGAAGCCGGGCGCCGTCAGCGCGGCCCGGTGCAGACGCCCGAAGGCCTCGCCCATCAGCGCCTTGACCTGCCGGTTGCCGGGCGCGCGGGACCAGAAATGGATGGTGATCGTCGCCTGGGCCCCGATCACGTCGTCTGCCTCGTCCGCGACAAGGGTGTCGTCGCCGATCACGACATAGGGAAAGCCGCTTTCCGGCATGCCCTCGGGCAAGGCGGGCGGGGTGTCGTAGACCGGGCAGGACATGGCGCCGTCGAGCGCGGCGAAGATGGCGGTCTGCGCCACCGTCTCGAAACTCATCCGGCTTTCTCCTGCAGTTTCGCCGCCAGCTTCTGTTCGGCTTTGGCGGTGGCCTCCTCGAAACTCGGCACCAGCCAGGGCCGCGCCTCCATGCTTTCGGTCCCGAATTCGAGGTGGTAGCCGTGGATTTCGTCCGATCCGACGCGGGACTGGCGGGGCTCGTGGGTCGCGGTGACCGACTCCGCGAGCCGCCCGCTTTGCTGGTGGGGATAGGATCCGGCCGGGGCCGACCCCGCGGCGGCCTTCATCTCGCGCCTGGCAATCTCTGCGGTCTCGTCGGCCAGGTCGCGGATCGTTTCCAGCAGCGCGTCCTCGCCATCGGCCAGCAGGTCGCGCAGCATGTCTTGCAGGGCCTCGAAGCCCCTCAGCTCGAGCTTCACCTTCACGACACGCCCTCCGAGATCAGGATCTCGATGAAGCGCTCGCGGCCGCCCCAGGGCACAGCGCTCTCGATGTTGTAGGTCCGGCCGCGCCAGACCAGCCGGTCCGCCGGCGTGCAGAAGGGCTGGCCGTTCGCGTCGCCGCGCCAGCGCACGCGGACCTTCATCCGGTTATCCGGGCTGACGCGCATCGCCTCCCATTTCTCGGCGCCGCGCACCGGCAGCACCTGCGCCGAGCATTCGCCGGCCGTCGCCCATGTCTCGGTGAAACCGCCCATGCCGTCCGGGGTGCGGGACACGCGCTCGATCGTCACGCGCTGATCGAGCGCCGCCCTGCCTAGACGCCGCTCCATCGCAGCGCCCCCACGATGGCGTCGAATGCCGGCGAAAGATCGGTCTGGTCGTAGAGATGCGACAGGAACAGCTTGACGGCCATCTGCGCCGACGGCAGCACCTCCGGGGGCAGGGCGCAGGTATAGGTCAGCGTCACGCCGTCGACGGCCTCGGCCAGTTCCACCACCGGCCCGGTCGGCGTCGCGGTGATCGTCGCGGCGCCGCCAGCAGACGCGGTGACCGCCGTCACGTCCGGCAGCGCCAGAGCGAAAGGCCCGGCACCGTCATGGGTCTCCCGCCACGCCTGGGGCATGATCGCCCGGCCGAGCACGCCGCGCCAGCCGTCGAGATGTGCGGTTGCCGCGGCCACCATGCCCTCGATCAGCGAATCCTCGGCGTCGATGTCCACGCGCAGATGGGCCTTTGCCTCCGCCAGCGTGATGACGGGCTGCGCGGGCGGCGTGACGAGGACCGGTGTCATTCGTCCGCGGCCTTCCGGCTGCGGCGCGCCTTGGCCTCGGGTGGCGCCTCCGCCTTGTTCTCCGGTGCGCCCAGCACGCCAGCGGCGACGAGGTGAGCAACGTCCGCCTCGACAGCCTCGCGCACGTCTCCTTGCAGATACATGCGGTCGCCGAGGTGCTGTCGCAGGACCTTGAATTTCTGCATGTCTTTCTCCTATCGGCTCATGAAAGAGGGCAGTCGCCCCGCCCCCTCAGAGAGCCGATCAGGCCTCGCGGCCGAAATCGCCGTAGATGAAGGCGCCCGGGCGATAGGTGGCCAGGGCGAGGCGTTTCTCGGCGAGGATCGTCACCAGGTTCTTCGTGAAATCGTCATTCTCGTAGCCGGTCTCGATCGTGGTCGACCACCGGTCGAAGATCTGCGCCCCGGTGCGGAACGCGCCGACCAGCACCTTGTCGAGGGTCATCGCCATGGACGGCACGACCGGCAGAGACCACATGGTGGCGCCGATGGTGCCCTGCGGCTGGCCGATGATGTAGCGCC